AGGAGACCAATCCGGCAAGCAAGGTAACGATGGCGGGCGGCCCGGAGAGCACCTGTATCAAGTCATCGGTCGTGACTCCTTCAGCCGTGAAATCCGAGGATAGCGACGTTAGGACGCCTGTTCCAACGGTTGATCCATCGGTCTTCGGGGTTCCCGCCGCAGTTCCAACCTGAAGGCGTTCTGTTAAAGGCAGGCTGCCGAAATCGAGCGCCGAATACAGGGAGGTGTCAGCTAACTCGAGGGTGAGGGTATCAACGGCGGTGACACGCCGGCGATCAATCGTGAATCGCCGAACTTTGTCGATAATCGAGATGCCATCAAGCAGAACATCGAAAAACTGTCTGCTCATAGCTCACCTGCTACAACCTCAGCGATAACATGAAGCATTATCTCGTAATTATAGCGGCGATACTGCTCGGCCGGAATGGTATTCAGGAACAGGCCCTTTGCGAACAGACTTGCATTCAAAACTGAAATGAATCCTCTCGGAACGCGGCTAAATCTAACCCTGACCACACCCCCGAGGCCAGACGTAAAGTGAAACTCCGTGTCCAGTGCCTCATATTTCGTCTCTAGTTCCAGCCGGAGAGCCTCGGAGAAGTCCTGGCCCGCGATCCTTATCTTCCGGTCTTGGATCTCAAGGCCATAATCCTGGTGATCCATGCCTCCTAGCGTCGCCGTATGAGAGCCCCTACCTGTCCACTCGAACCTTGGATCGTACTCAGCCGTCCGAGGATCTGGCTTCCAGGACGTCGAATCAGAAGCTAGGTTTGGATCGACGTTATCCAGGCTATAAATCGAAAATTGGAACCCCACGGCCCGCTATCCTCCTCTTGCGTGTTTTTCGGCCTGTATGCCCCATTAAGCCACTTTTCCAATCCGGGGAGGTTGAGGTTATCGGATACCCCTAAACCGCTCCCTTGCCCCCGCCCCGTTCCCCTGCGAGGAGCTATTACGGCTTTTAAGCCTCAACTCCCCAGGCTCCCCCATCTACCGACCTGAAATCGGATTTCACTTATCTTCGTTCGTTGTCAGCCTCCGGCGCCTGAGCTCCTCTTCCAGGTTATCCTCAACCTGTGTCCGGCCTCTCGTGGGCTGCTCGTTGGTTATCTGCCGCATTAACCCAAGCCTTTCTCTCAGAAGGTCATTACCAACTTTAAGGTTCTCTCGGAGAGTTGCCATTTTACGTCCCCGCTGCCGCTGCTGCCCGTTGAGCCTCAGCCGTAATCTGACGCAAGAGCTCCAACGATTGCTTTAGATTCCCGTTGAGATCAATGGCAATCGTGCGCCCGGCAATCTGTATTGTGTTTGTAAACTCACCTATGGGTGCCTTAAGCGCCTTTGTTTTCTGTTCTGCCTTGGTCACGGACTGCGTGACTTTATTCTGGGCGACCTCGGCCTCCCGCGTTGCCGCGATGGATTTTTCCAGCTCTGTTTTTACGCCCCTTATCTTGTCTGCCCATATCTCGGACTGTTCTTGGGCATTAAAAAGCTCCGTAATATCCTCGGCAATGGAGGATTTAACGGCCGAAAATGCACCCTCAACAGCCTTAAGAGCAGTGTTAGCTGCATCCGCTTGTGTGGATATGGCACCAAAATCTTTAACAGCCTTGGCCAGGGCGATAACCCGTAATGCTATGGCCAGCCCAAGGGCAGCCAGCGCAACGCCTTTGAAGGCGATTTGCAGGCCGTTGATCGCACCTATAAACGCGGTTCCGATAACAGGCGTCAACTGAATTATCGCCTCAAAGGCTTCTATGATCGCGAATGGCAGCCTTTCCCCTACTGTTTTGATAAATGACAACAACTGCGGCTTTACTTTCCTGAACAAATCCAAAAAAGCCTTACCTATGGGCTCTAATGCAAGCGTTACGTTGTTCCTCAAAGTGAGGATCTCTTCACTAAAGAGCGCGGTCAGCTCTTTGGACTTTTGAATACTGCCCCCTGCTCCACTCAACGCTTCCTCAAAATTATCTAGGGAGAAAGCCCCGTTCCGCATAACCTGTACCAACCGTGCAACCTCAGTTCCGAACACCTCACTCGCAATGGTTATAGCCTCTTCCTCGCTAGTTGCTTCTTTTATCCGGGCGGTGATTTTTATTAACTCTTCCCTGGTGTCCTTCCCTGCCTTTCCAAAATTGATAAAGCCCTGTCTTAAGGCAGGCGAAACTCTAGTGAAATTGATGCCCTCTTTAGCCAATCTTCCTATTAAGAGGGCTCCCTCCTCAATGCTGATATTGGCAAGCTTTAGAACGGGGCCGAATTCCCGCAGGTCGTCTACTAACCTGTCGAAACCGATCCCCGTCTGCTGAGTGATAAAAAATAACTTATCTAGGACGGCCGATGATTCGTCCGCATCAACACCAAACTGCACCATCGTCTTCCCAAAAGCTAACGAGGACTGAGCGGCATCGGTTCCCAGTAAGCGTGAAATATCGAGTACCTTAGTTGACAGATTCTCGAGCGTCTTGCCGGTGGCTCCGAACAGCGTATTCAGGTTGGCAATGACCGTCCCCACTACCTCCGCAGCCTCTGGAACCCCCCTGAATACGTTTCTAAATGCCCGCTGGAGTCCCGCAAGGGCTTTCCCCGTGGCACCGGTTCCTACCTGAATTTTGCGATTTGCCTTTTCAATTGCATTGGCAGCGGCAAGGGCTGCCGTCGAGATAGCGACAAAGGCAACGGCTGCGACTTTGGCTACGCGCTTTGCCGTGCCGGCCAGCCTTTGCATACTGCCGGTGACTTTACCGAGCGCGTTTTGGAGCCTCTTCGGATCTCCTGTCAGCCTAACTGTTACTTTTCCTACTTCAGCCATTACATTCTCTTTTTCCTAAGATCCTTACCGCCAAAAAATGCGTTTAGCTGCTCAGCCGTCCGGAGCTGCTTTTGCCACGGCTGAACATGAGATACGGGTTCATCCATTCCGCCATAAGCCATAAAATCGACTGGGCGAAAGGGCTTCCTTCCCTTCTTCAAAAATAAATTGGCGATTAGCGCCGCCAAGACCCCGCTGCGCAGATCCTGTCTTTGCTGCTCCTGATACCACTTCTCTTGCAAAGCATAGAATTGCTTTGGCGACATTCTCCAGAATTCTTCCTCCGACAGATGCAGGTCAAATCTACCGGTAGCCCAGAGGTCTAACCACCGGTTACTGCTAAAGGGCTTGCGCCATCTCCTTTTCCGTTAGGGCTCTCGGTGACCCCCGTCTGATCCATGGATTCAGCTAGCTTCTCGCAGACATAGTCCATGTTCCCCATGTGGATCATCGCGCCAACCTGACTCTCAGTCAAAGATTCGTCTTCGTGACTGAGAGCTGCCCAAATGACGCTGCGCATATCTGCGATACTCAGGCGGGTTATATCGCCAAGCGACTGCATCGATACCCACGCACCACCACGCCTTTTTGTCAGGGCCTCTTCAGCCTTATACATTGCATTCCAATCCATTCGGAGATGACGTTCCTTATCCAACGTCACCGCAATGACATCGATTGGCTTGCTTTCACTCATACACCCCTCCTTTGGGCTATCTGCGCTCTACTAAAAACCTGGATCGTAATCGTGCCGCACTGTTACACTAATGTCGGCTCGCCGGTAACTTTGAGTGTAACATCGGCGCCAAGCTTGTCATCGACAGGTTCCGTCGGTTCAAACGACTGAACCAGGGCCGAAAGGTTCCACGTTGTCGATCCAGAATCGGGGAACACGAGCTGGAAATTCCTCACGATCATGTTCTTAAGGTCGGCGATCAAGCCGGTCGTGGCATTGTGCGTCGCCTCCGTCGGAACATAATTGATCGTCAGGGTGATCTCCCCGCCGTCGATTAGCCCTCCTACGAATTCCCTGAAGCCCCCAGACGAGTCGTGGCTTGTAACCTCGAGCGACTCCTGTTCCAGACTCGGGCCGCTGATCTCCGTGACCTCGGCTATGGTCGTGAAAACCTCGGACGGCTGGCCATCACCGATCTTCAGCAATGTACCGTGCGCTTTGATTGCTTGCGTCATTCTACTGTACCTCCTGTTCTAACCTTTGCCGTTACGGCAACTTGATAACAGCGAACTCGATATTGATGTTATCGGCCTCGAAAAACAACAGGCCGCCCGTAGAAAGCCAGCCCGGTGTCAGAAACGGCCCAAACACCGCAAATTCGTTTGCCCCAAGGCTGTAGGCTGCCACGTCTCCTAGTCTGCCCTTTTCATCCACGACGCTGGTGATCGTCACGGTATGCGGACTAGCATCGACGTTTCTTGCAATTAGCAGCTCCTTGCCTGTCAAGGAAACCTCTTCCTTATTGGGAACATCTGCGGCCAAATAGGTATAATCCGCTGAATTGACCGGAGAATAGTCCCCGTAAGCTCCAAGTGCAACTTTTGGCGTATGTACTTGTCTAGCCATTGTCCCGTTCCTCCTTGTCCCTCTCTTTTATCACATTTCCGGCCGCATCGTAAATCTTTATTCCTATGGGCACAGTCTTTGACGGCTCCGGATGACATTCATTCTTATGCTGGATGGCCCTATCCAACCCCAACCCTGACCAAACACAGAGCCGGCACTCATAATTCGAATACCCATTCCAGCTCGAAACCTTAAAATCTGACGCCATTTAGCTACACAACCTCCTTGAAGGCATCAAAATTCGCTATAAGGCGGGCCCGGTGGTTTTCATCATCACCAAAATCAAAGGGCGTCTGCAACGCGGTAATCGACAGATACCTCGTTGTGCCTAGCGTGACGTTTCTCACTGTCGTGAGCAGCTTCCAGACCGTATTGATCCTTGTCCGGGCGTCTTTATACTTCAAACCCCGGACCATCAACTGAAATGTCGCGTGCTCGTAGAACGGCGTAGCACTCTCATGGACGAGTTCCGGGGGCGGGCCCGATGTTTCAACCATTCCAACCGAATCGTCAGCGGCATCGGTAGGAATTCCAGATTTCCAAATATCAACCCCAAGAACCCCTATGGCATTAGCCACTAAAAATGCGCCTACGTCGTCAAGCATACTCATGGAAATTACTTACTTAGCTCCCTTGGCATAGTCCAGGGCTTCTCGCCAAGAAAAACCCATGAACCCCTGATAAACCCCAGGTGATTTAGGGCACGCGCCAACATAATAACGCCTGTTTTCTGTTTGATAATCAGACTCGGTAAATGAATCTTCACCAAAAAGAGATTTTGTTTCAATTACGGCTTCTGCGTATTTCATACTTTCTCCTAGCTAACCTCCGGAAATCTCCGCCTGAGATCATCGGCAATCCGATCATCGAAATTGCTGATTGACTCATTGAACGGAATCTCCAGGTACTTCGCCCTTCCCTTGGGGTGATTGGCCCTAAGATTCTCATGGACGAAAACAGCATATCCGGCAGCCGGCCCGCCGAATCCCAGCTCCACAGACGGGTTAACTCCCCGGAAGACCGGCAACTCTACAAATCCCGAGGCTCTCAAATTCCCCGTATCAACAGGCACATTCTCTGGCGACTTCGCCTTACCCATGATTCTTTCGCCCTCTCTGAATAAGGCACCGCCAAACTCTTTGGGCGCCCTATTGCCGAGCCCATCAAGAATTCTTTGCGTCTTCTGTAGACCTGTTATCCGTATCCTTAAAAATCTAGCCACAATACACCTACCCCAAAAACACTACCGTGTGATGAGCACCCAGCTCATCCGGAAAATTGGCAACCGCCAAGATTGGCGGCGATACCGGGACATTCTCAATAGGCAACGTGATCTTGTCTCTTACTGACAAAAAGGGCGCAGCGCCAAGATATACAGTCTTGGTTGACACCTTCTCCTCACCCTCGAGCGTCCGAACTAACTGAACTCTGCCAACAACCCTGGCCTGAAAAGAGACCAATGGCCCGAAGGCAGGGTCTCCGTATTCATCTTGCCCAGCAAACGGCTCGATTGTGACCGTATGGGGCATACAGCTAAGGAATTCATCAATCGCAGCCATCGGGGCCCCTATGCTCTGCCAGGTTATTCCTTGGCCGGCGCTGCCTTGGCCGGCGCTGTCGGTGCCCGACATTCAGCAAGCGCCTGGCTCAAACTGCTGACCCGCTGGGCGAGCTGCACTTTGACGAATACCGACTGCTGAACCAGCAGATACCCGTAATATGAGCCGGCAATTAAACACGCCACAATGAGAACTATTGCTGCTGCCAAAAACACATAACCTGTCGACTTGTTCATTGACCCTCCCGTTATTGGCCCTATTGCCTTTTTCGACCTGCTCATCCTAAGTTCGCTTGTCTCTCATTCGAGCAACTTTTATTTCGAGCCGCCTTATCTCCCGCTCGACTTCTGCCATGCGCTGGATCTCAAGCCTTGTAAGCTGTCTGCGCTGCTTGGCAACCATTAACTCAAACAACTGCCGGCGTAGTGCCCGTAACTCGCTTTCAAGATAAAGCACCGTCAAGCCGCCGATCTGCTCTTGCATATACCCCATCTGGCGATCAAGGTAGTCTGCCCGGACATAGCGGGTGTCCATCTGCCACGCCCCGAGCCAGATGGTCGAAACTATTACCACCGCTGCCGAGGCGGCCCTGATACTGAAAGTTCTCGCTCTCATCGGTCTATCTCGTGGCGCCTCGCAAGAGTCGTTTCGCGTTAGCCTTTTCAGCAGCAGTCATATTGGAAGCATCAATGGCGGCCTCATACGTTGAGAGATCGGTCTGGCCCTGATTCTTTTCGTAGTCAGGTCTCGCCT